AAAGTTGCTTGAACTACATCGTCAATATGTACAAAATCTCTTACTTGCTGACCTGATCCCCATATTTTAAATGGTGATGCTTTCGCTTTAGCCCTGGCAATAAATGATGGGAATGGATAATCTAAAGATTGATCTGCGCCATATCCTGAAAATGGGCGAAGGATGCTTACCTTCAAGCCTTCATCTCTAGCGTATTGCGCCAGCATCTCGCCAGTTAATTTACTCCAACCATAAGTTTGATCAGGAGTTCTAATGTGTTCTAAATTTATATCTTGCTCAGATAATCTTGCTTTAAATCTTGCTCGCTGCAACATAATTGGATAAGCAGCAGAGGATGAGAAATAAACTATTCGCCCAGGGCGAGTTCTAAGCGCCCATTGGAATAGGTCAGAATCAATCGCCAGGTCAGTGGCAACTGCCAAAGGATTACCTTCAATGGTGGCTCTGCCACCGACTACGGCGGCTAGATGAATTACAACATCAAAGTAAGTGTTATCGGCTGCAAAGAATTTGCGAGCATCAATGCCTGATTTAATATCAAAGCCAACTACTTCATTATTCTTTGTATCTAGCGCTCTATGAAAGGCTCTACCTACAAATCCTTCATCACCTGTAATCAGGATTTTCATTTAAGTTTAGTTAGTAGCGTTTGGTATTGATCGCTGGCAATGTAATTATCAAAGGCAATTTTATCGGCTGAGTAAATCTCTGGTGCGTTCACCCTGGCGTAATTTTCATCCATAGGCGCCTTGCCGTTGAAGGCGTGGCAATGCTCAATGATTACATCAGGTAGGTATTTAATCTTGCCTAAATCTTGCCCAAGTTTTAGCCAAAAGTTATCTAGGTATAAATGGCGCTGAGTATCAGGAACCATTCCTCGCAGATGCTCAACTATTTGAGCAGACATCGCAACCGCAGTTGGTAGCGCTGAGCCTTGGAATAGATCGTTGCCATAAACAATATCTGAGCCTGTATAAAGTTCCTCGACAAACTTCTCATCCCAGTTAGCAGTTCTTGGGCGGTGATCATCACCCATAAATGCAAAGTTATCAAACTCGCCTATAAATTGGCGGGCTATGTAATTTAGTGGGTAAGCCATCCCACCAGTTTCATTATGAATCATAATTACAGATTCAACTGGCAGTTTCCAGGAATACTCACTTCGAGTTTCATCATTAAAATCTACTATGTAAAATCTTGCAGCCTTTGTATTTGTTTCTACAAAAGCCTGCTCTAAGGCAATGGCATTATCTGGCCGCCCGCGAGTTGGAATAAGAACTACTAGATCACTCTCCACCATTTGCTAACTCCCCCGCTATCGCAAAATAAGCAGCGCCATCAATGTAATTATCAGCCTTATAGGTTTCCATTGATCTTGCCACCTTGATTAGTGCGCAAATCATAGCGCCTTGCTCTGGTGTTATCTTGCAATCGAGATAAGCAGATAAAAGCCTACTGATACGATTAAAGTTAATAGCAGGCGTTCCATAATCATCTTGCCTGTCGGTGTGAGTAAGCCTTTTGGCTTCATCTAAAATTTTCCCCCGATTCATTTATTTACTTAGAGCCTAGGCCGTATTCTTGCTCTGTTTTATCTGCCCACTTAGCGGCTGGGCCAGCGATTGAACCAATTAAGATTGCGTATTGAGGAGCAAGATCAGCAGCAAGTGCAATTCCCATTGTTACCGCTGATGCTAGAACTGCTCTTGCGTAAGATTTAAAAGCAGAAATTGTTTTAGGGTCTTTTAATTTAGCGATTAACTTTTCCATTTTTATCCTTTAAGGGCGAACTACGCCCATTATCAGGGAGTAGGAGCGTTTCCTAAGATACACACCATCTCCATTTGATTGGCTTCCTACACTACCACTTGAGGTATTACCTTCGATAACTTGCAGGTATTTTAGCGCAGTATTGTTCCATTTTACGATTCCGACATGATCAGGTTGGGCATCATCATCAAACTGGAAAAATACAATATCTCCAGCCTGAGCCTGACCTATTGGAATTACTTTGTTTTTCTTAGCAAACCATTTTAAGCCTGCATCGCAAGAGGCAAAACCCTTCTTACTTTGTGCTGCAATATTAGATATTAAACCAGCCTCATTAAAACACCAGGATACAAAGGTAGCGCACCAAGGTTGATTATTAGCACCATACCATTTACCAAAAATTGTTTCATTATTAGAAACTTCTTTGTAGCCAATTTGGGCTTTGGCTACCTCAATTACTTTACTCATAACACCCCTTTTATCTCTTAACTAACAACCTGTAAATTTCATCAATCCTGGCTTCTAGCCGTTCAACTTGCTGGTTAATTTCATTAATCTTATCTTTTACGCTGCTGCCCCCATTTGGCTTAAGTTCAGATAGGTAACTCTTAACTAAAAATCTTACACCTGTTACCAAAAATCCAATCAATGTTCCAACCGCGACGCAGATCGCGGCCCATTCGTTAGCGGTCATTTGGTAATTACCAACACACTCATTAATGCGGTACCTGTTGAAGTAATGCCATATATTGCGTTTTCGTGATTAGCAAAAACTGCTTTATCGCCATTATCCATTCTGTATCCAGTTGATGAAGTTACATTGCTATCACCTAAATAAATTGTGCCTGATGATGAATGAAAGTGAACTTCCTCAGCCTGAGCATCTCCTGCTACTAATAAAGTTGCGGCAGTAGTAACTGTTGTTTGGCTTGAACTTATTGGCACATCTCTCCTTAAATAAGCCCCGAATCCTCAATAGCATCGACGGCATCATCGATGCTTTTTGTTATATCTGGGAAATCAAATAGCATAATTTTCCTTAAATAAAAAACCCCGCTAAAAGCGGGGCTGTATAATGTTATTTCTTAAAGTGCTGGTGCTTCAACCCAAGAGGTTGTTGCTTCATCCCAGGTATAACGCTCGCCATCAGTTGGCATTGGAGTTGGCGCTTCCCAAAAATAAGTTTCAGAGTTTAAATTCCAAGAGGCAAATGGCTGAGGCGCTGCGAAGCCAGTGCCATCAAAGGTGTATCCAATACCTGCATAATTTTTATGTAGAGCAACTCCACCATCACGGCTATTTACTCCGCCGTGTGTGTTATAGGAGGTCTGTACCCACTCGCCACCTAGATTTGCTTGACACCATTCTTTGGAATCAGCAACGATAACTTGAGTTACCACGCCACTTTCTACCTTTGCATAATGAGCCATTATTTATCCTTTTCCTCTCCATAGAGAGTTGTTGAGTTTACTAACTTAACATCTCGCTTTGTTACTATTCCGCCTTTTTCATCAAGTTGAGATTTAGCATTTGTTTCATCATCAGCAATAATATGAACTAGCATTACTACTTCATAACTAAAGCATTGTGTTTTCTTTGCATCTTTAATCTTTGTTACATTGTCTTTAGTCATACTGCCCCCTTGTTAGATTGCATATCTTACTATAACTATACCGCTACCGCCTGCTTTACCTGTGAATGGTGTAGTATTTTTACCAGCACCACCGCCACCGCCTGTGTTTGTACTACCAGCCGTTTGAGATGAGCCACCATTACCACCGCCACCAGCGCCTCCTGTGCCACCGCTAGTTTGAGTAAGTCCAAATCCACCGCCACCACCACCTGCATAAGTAACTGATGAACCTGAAATAGATGTTGCAACACCCACGCCACCATTACCTGCAACGGAAGCCGTTGTTGAAGTTTCACCTACTGCTCCAGCACCACCGCCACCGCCTCCAGTTGTAGTAGTAGCACTACCATTGAAACCTAAACCACCACCAAAACCTTGTCCAGAAGGTGAGGCACTACCAGCACCTCTTGTAAAACAAGAACCACCACCTGAACCACCATTTGCAGCATTTCCAACTTCTCCACCACCGCCACCACCACCTGTTGATGTAATGGTTGAAAATACTGAATTAGCGCCAGCCGAACCTGCGCCAGTGGCTGTTGTAGCACCTGCTCCGCCAGCGCCAACTGTTACTGTATAAGAAGTTCCTCCAGTTAAAGATAATGCAGTTTCTAGTGAACCGCCACCACCTGTTGCGGTAACTGTGCTTCTTAAACCACCAGCACCTCCACCGCCACCATAATTACCGCCACCACCGCCTCCACCTGCTACAACTAAATAATCAGCAGTTAAATTTGAGTATGGAACAAAGGTTCCTGAACTGGTAAATGTGTGTACCCAATAAGTACCATCAGTAGTAACAGTTCCGCCATTTGCTTTGGCTGCAGAGTATTTAACAATAACTACACCGCTACCGCCAGCACCGCCGTTGGTTGCGCTGCCATCACCTGAGCCTCCGCCACCTGCTCCTCTATTTGCTGTTCCTGCAGTTGGTGCTGTGGTTAGATTTCCGCCGTTACCACCAATGCTTGAACCACCAGTTCCAGAAGTTCCAGTAACTCCATCAAAACCTCCACCACCACCACCTGCATAGGTAACAGATGAACCTGAAATAGAGGTTGCTACACCCGCACCGCCATTACCAGCAACTGTTGTTACGGCATTTGCGCCAACTGCTCCAGCACCACCACCACCACCACCTGAACCATAAGATGCGTTATCAGTTACACCTGTACCACCACCAAAACCTTGATTAACAGTTCCTGCACCACCTACTTGACTTGTTGAAAATCCTGCTCCTCCGCCGCCTGAGCCACCAGTAGCACCAGTTAATTGCCCTGAAGCAATACCACCTCCACCACCACCACCATCAGAAGTAATAGTTGAGAATACTGAGTTAGAACCTGAAGTTCCTCTGTTGTTGCCAGTACCACCTGCGCCACCTGCTCCAACAGTTACTGTATATGCCTGAGCGGTTAAAGATAATGCAGATTCTAAAGAACCTCCACCGCCAGTTGCAGTTACAGTTGAACGAAGTCCTCCTGCACCACCACCACCGCCATAATAATCACCACCACCTGCGCCACCAGCAACTACTAAGTAGTCAGCAATTAATGCTCTAGTAGGAGTGAATGTTCCTGATGAATTAAATGTATGAATAAAATTAAAATTACTATCTAAGGTAATTGTTCCACCTGTTGCACCAGCAGAGCCAGTATAGAAATTACCTGATGAGGTGTAAGTATGGATTGTGTTACCACCTGAAGTAGTAACAGTTCCGCCGTATGCTCTTTGTGTAGTGCCTGAGTATCGGGCTATAACAATTCCTGAGCCGCCGTTGCCGCCAGTAGTCTTAATTGCAGAACTACCATTACCGCCGCCACCGCCACCGCCACCACCTAAGTTAGTAGTTCCATTAGTTCCGTTAATAGTATCGGCTCCGCCTGCTCCGCCACCACCAGCACCACCTGCACCACCTGGTTGTGGAGTATAAGAACCACCACCACCACCACCTGCATAAGTTACTGAACTACCAGTTATAGAAGTTGCAACTCCTGCACCGCCTGCACCACCTGTGCTGCCAGAGTTTGCTGCACCAACGGCACTTGCTCCACCACCGCCACCACCTGCACCACCACCGCCTGATGATAAACCGCCAGCAAAACCTTGGTTAGCAACATTTGAAGTACCAGCAGTTCCACTGATATAACCACCACCGCCGCCTGAAGCACCAGCAAGACCATTTGCATTGGCACCAGAGGTAGCACTACCACCACCGCCACCGCCGTTTGATGTGATTGTTGAGAATATTGAATTTGAACCAGTTGTACCTGGAGTAGTTGAAGTTGTCGTTCCGCCAGCACCACCAGCACCAACAGTTACTGTATAATTAGCATTTAAAGATAATGATAAAGCGGATTCTAAAGTTCCGCCACCGCCTGTTGCAGTAACAGTAGAACGAAGTCCACCTGCACCAGCACCACCACCACCACCATTACCACCAGTAGTAGAAACTCCACCACCACCGCCGCCACCAGCAACAACTAAGTAATCAACAGATAAACCTAAGTTTCCTGAAATTGCTGAAGCGTATATCCCCAGAATTGGCATTAGGCAATATCCCCAACAACTAGCCAGGAATTAGCAGCAAGTTTCAGGCAAGTTGCGGCTGAGTTTGCTACACGAAGTTTAGGCGCAACTGAGGAAGCACCTGTTGAAATAATTGTAGTTGTACCAGGGGTAACTGCGGCAATAGATGGCTGACCTGCGCCAGTGATCCATACAAAATTAATAGTTGTTCCAATTGCAAAGTTAAATGTTGCATCTGTTGGGATTGAAAATGTTTTAGCAACGGCATTATTCATTGAGAATAATTTACCTTCATCGCCGCTAGCAATTGTATAATCATCAGTTTTAGTAACATAAGGAGTATTAATATTTAAAGTAACAGTTCCAGATGTTCCGCCACCTGATAAACCTGCTCCAGCGGTTACGCCTTCAATATCACCAGAGGCTGGTGTTGCGAATTGGAAAAAGATAGCAGCGCTAGCGCTAGTAAAATATAACTTACCGCCCTGATTTTGTGCTAAAACTAATGAACCTGATGTGGTAACTGTTGCAGTACCTGCTGTTATTGTACAAACTCCAGCGCCAAGATTTTGGACAAATACAACATCACCTGCTGCAAATAAACTAGTATTTACAGTTATTGTGGTTGAACCTGCTGCATTCATCGCAACAGTTGTACCTGCATCTGCTGCTACTAAAACATAACTAGTAGTTTTCGCAGTTGCTGATCCACCGCCCATAGCCGTTTGTTGCAGGCTAGTCATTTGGGCTGCGGTAAGAACCTGCCCAGTGGTGAAGGTTTGTTTTGCCATTATTGCTCCTTAGTTAATAACTCAGAATACCAGAACCCAAGCGGCCTTGATCGGTGGTGCTATCAAGGATAAACGCCTGAATTAGAGGTTCTGCGGTTAGTATTTTTGTATTGAACATTGTGTTAGTTATATCGTGCTGAACGCCTTGCACAAATAGTTCCTTGGTAATAGTTGA